TACCTGCAGCATACACTTTAGATTTCCACCATCCGTATGTTGATCGGTTAATGTTACCGTATGTAGGTAAGTTTGTACCATCATCAATTGCACCAGGAAGTCCGATGAATTGTTGTGTGTTTGTATAGTTGTTATACAAAGCAGTTGCCATTGCATCCATCATTACGTTTGTAGCATCGTTCATACGAGCTTCAATAAGAGGAATAATAGCGTAGTCTTGTTGAACAGCACCTTCCATACCTAGGAATGGAACTGGAGCAATCATTAACTTAAGGTTAAATTCAGCATTGAACGCACCTTGTTGAACTGCTGGTTGGTTAAAAGAACCGCTGTAATCAGACCATTGAGCGTTCACGAATTGAGCGCCTTGAACTGGTACAGTGACTTGTGAAACACCGCCGGATGCTTGTTGACTATTTGAAATCAATGCAGCCATTAATGGTGTTGAGTTATAAAGTTGTACAACCAACTTTGGGATAAACGCTCTACGTGTGACGTAGGTCAACTCGTTGTATTGCGAAGTACCCGAAGCTGGAAGAATACCGCCACCTATAGGCATGGTTTATCTCCAATCATAAAAGTTAACATCCCCTAAATTCCAATCGGTTTACGTGTGTTACGTAAGTCCGATAATGCTTTCGCAGCCTCATCACGTGCAGCCTGTTGAGGATTCTTATAGTATTTACCCAAATCAAATTTTGCAACTGGATTTGGATTGTATCCTGTAGGCGTTGGTGCTGCTGCTTGCTTCATCCACTGCCAATATTGTGCGGCAGTTTCATGATCTGCAATCTTGTTTTCTAACATGACTTTTTCTACTTCCTCAATTTCTGACTCATTATCAATAAGTCCTTTTTTGATTAAAGCGTCACGTTTATCTTTGAGTTCTTCTCTAATCTCTTTCTCACGTAATTTTGCTTCTAAATCTTCTACTCTCTTTTGGGCTTGAGAAACTTTCTTTTCAGTATAGTCCTCAATCTCCAATTCAGGCATAGGAAGATCTGGTCTTAATTTTTTAGTAAGACGTAATGCGTCTTTACGTGTTTCAGGATTTTCAGCTAATTGCTTCATAAGAAGCGCTAACTCATCCCTTTGTTCTAAAGATATATTTTCTAAACTCATACTTTTATCCCCTAATTAATTAAATAACTTTTTTAGTGTCACCAGGTTGACTCATAGACATCATGTTCTTATAGCCAGCTTTTGGAGCTGCTGATAAGCCACCGAATTGTGAGTAACGTGGTGTATTGATAACTTGACCATTTTTTTGGTTGTTATCAGTTGGTTTTCTTGGTGCAGAAGCGCCTCTTGGTTTAAAAAGTTCCATTTTACCTTTTCCTTATGTTAATGATGGGGGTTGACCGCCAGGAGTAGGAGCGCCTGGCATACCTGCTGGAGCAGGACTACCTGGCATTGCCAAACCTGGAATTGCTGGCGCTTGTTGCATCGCTTTACCTTCAGGCGTTGCGCCACCCGCTTGAGGTAAAGTTTGTAGTAATTGTAAAATTTCTGACTGTTGAAGCTCACCTGTTTTAGCTTTTTTAGGACCAATCACATCTGTCATGGTTCTAATTGCAGTAAGAATTTTACGACCTTCTTCGGATTCAGAACCGAAGGCAGGTAAAGATTGTTCTAATAAATCCATTGCCATGGATACATTTACCAATGCGCCTTCACGATTGCCCATCTTGGGTTCTGGTGTAGACATTGGTGAAGCAGCCGGCGGTGTACTGGCATCAGACATATCTGTGCCTGGTGGTGGGGATGGAGGTGCGCCTTGAGGTGTAGCCTGATCTCTTTGGCTTTTAATCATTTCCATCATTGGGTCTTGTGCCATATATTTATCCTATTGTCCATATATTCGTAGAATATACATTATGTAAAATTAAATCAAGTGGGAGGTCATATTTTGTTTCCCACCCCCCAAGGGAGGTTTAGCTTAAACAGCTAAAACGTAATTACTTACGTTTTGCGTGTCTTTTAGCTTTGCGTGCTTTACGTGCCATGTGAATGACTCCTTAAATAAAGCGGTCACCTATTTCACGGGTAAGGCAGCCATAACCCTTTTTCCTCTCACGAGAAACTTATTATCGTCTTGTTTTTCTTGATTTCTTGTGTGCTTTTCTTCCGTATGCCATTTTATGCTCCAAAGTTTAATACCCCCTATTTTGTCTACCGTAGCTTCTTGTTGACGGGCTACGATTGAATGTCTTTACACCTTGTATTCTATATTCTAATTGAGCAGGTTGCCTAGCTAATTTTGTATCTACACCTGTAGCTCTAGGTTGATCTGCTGTAGATGTTGCCACTCGTTGTGTTGCCATTATTCTGCTCCTGCCTCTGGTTCTTTTTTACTTTTATGTTGAGGATGCTGTTTAGGTTGAGGTTGCCCTTGTCCCATCTTTTCACGCTTCTTCAATTTGTCTTTAAGCAATTGTTTCATTGGAACGTCAGTTAAGTCAAGCAAATCTTCTTTATCAATTGCACCTGCCTTAAATAAGTTGAACGCTAATTGTTTTTGATCTTCTGTGAAAATCGGTGAATTACTATGAGCGTCTACTTTTACGACATAATCTTTTGTAAATTGTTCAGCAATGAATGACAAACCTTCAGTATCTGTAAAGTGTGTTGGATCATAAGATTGCATAAGTTTCAAATAAAGTGTCGCTACTTTTTCTAAACTATCTTCAACAATCAATGCTCTTTTCTTCGCACGTGAGCTACCAAGTCTTGCTAATTGTGAAGCATGACCTTGTGATCTTACACCAGATTCACCTCTGCCGGAGAGAACAGAGGTAATTCCGGAGACTTCAGCGAACATATTATCAATTTCATGTATGACTTCAAATAAGTCTCCAGGAATGTCTGGAGAAAGTTTATCTACTCTTGCATTAGGCATATCTGTGGCTAATAAGCCACCTGCTCTATTTAATGCAAAGTTCTTTTCATCTAATATACCTGTAAATCCAGATAACGCAATAGGAGGGCTGACTTGTTTAGAAAGCAAGTCTAATATTTCTGTCATACGCATATTGCGTAATTGTTGAAGCATCATCAATTGTTGTACTTCAGATAAACCCCAGAAATAATCGTATTGTGGGTTAGGACAGACTTGAATGAAAGGACATTCACCTTTTAAGAATAAAGATGATCCTGGTCTATCGTAAATCACGACATTAGGTTCAGCCATGGTGACCACTTGATAGTCTGCAGTGTCATCGTTCCATAACCATAGTTCTCGCATTTCAATTGTTTCTTCAGCAACACGAGCTTTATAACGATTCATGCCATAAAGATCCATGTTAACGTTACCGTAAATCGTAGGATTAGTTTGTGACATCACAATTCTATTCACAGCATCTGGAATATCTGATTCTGATTCTTTGTAAACAGGGGTGACTCGTTTTACGATTTCTTCACGTTTAGGATGAGAATACAGACGGGCGTATAGCTCCGACTTCGTAACGTAATATGTCTGGATGATGGCTTCTTGCCGGTCTGTATAAGGAGTATCTTCACGCAATACACCCATTGCAGAAGGTTCAATCATGTATGGCGTAATGCCATTATTCATGACGAGTTTAATAAATGATGTGTTGTAAACTAAAGACCAATTAAGCGCTGACATAAATACTTGGTCAGCATTAGAGTTTAACCATTCGTCATTCAATGCTTCAGTTAAAGCTGGGATCTTTCTATGCTCCATTGTATTGACAGAAGCACCAATGTTAATGGAGAAACGAGTTGTTTCAGCAGAATAAAGAAATGAAGTGAGTTGATCTAAATGAGGATGAATCTTATTAAAGTACGCTGGTGGTTCTTCCGGACCTGCGCCAAATAAATAATAAGCTCTTTGTGTTGCGTAATCTGCTCGTCTTTCTTCCCTAGACACCATACATTTCTGTGCAATGTCTAGGTAAAATTCTTCTCGTGCGGCTGCTTCGGTAGGTATCTTCATGTTTTAATCTTTAAGTTATCAGGGTCTCTCATGGTTGCTCTAGGGTCAACAGTTGGTCCTTTTGTAATTCCAGCCTCATTAGGTCTGATACCCACTTGTTCACCTTTAACGGATTGTATCATTTTTCCAGTCAATAGGGATTGTAAATTCATTCCATTCATACCACCACCCCACATCGCTGCATCGCCGGGTCTTGGTTCTGGTTTCAATCCTTGTTGTTTCATTTTATTAGCTAAATGAGCCTCTGCCTCTGCATATTGCTTTTTAGTGTACTTATTCTTTTTTGACATGACCGCACCTTGGTTCTCTCCAGCACGTGTTGACTTAATGTCTGTCATTTGGAATTGGTCAGCAAGACCTTGTAAGGCTTGATCGCCCATTTTAGTTCTATCTGATTTAGTTGCCGGTGCTTGTAAAAAAACCACCATGATTTCTGCATGACAATCTTTCATTGGACACTTTGCAGACCTTGCTTCAAAGAATCCGTGTTTCTCACATTTATAATCTTTCAATACTGCCATTTTTATCCCCCTTTGAGTTGTTCATCTAATGTATTACCAGAATAATCGTATTTAGGTTTTATGCCTAAACTAATTTTAATGCCATTACTTGTTGCTTGTAAACCTAAACTTCTTTCCATCACAGGTTTAGATTCTTTCCTGTATTCCACAAATCTTGTGCGGTCTCTGTTTTGCATAATAGCTACTTCACCCATCTGCCAACTTTTATAAGCCTTGCTTACCCTGCGCTGCACCATTTCAGATAAAGGTTCGGTCTGATACAAAAACACATCTTTTAAATGCGTTTCAGAGATACCAGATAGTTCTGCAAATAAACTCATACTAATACCTCTGTCTGGGTCTTTAAGAAAAGAAAAGATTTGTCTTTTTAATTCATATTTGGAAAGAGCCGGGTGCATTTTTCAAGTCCATAAATAATATATTTTTCTTTAGCGGATTGGTCATCCATGCTTATATCAAATTCAAAATAGTTCGCCAAAGTAATTTTGAAGCCGGCTTTGATGAATAAGGAGTTCCACATAGCGTTACCCAAAATACTAAAGTGATTATCGTTTTGTTCATGCGGTCTTGCACAATCAGGAGCAGGTACTTCAATATAAACTTGTCCACCATTTTTTAAGAGCCTATTAAATTCAAACAAAGTAAATAGAGGATAAGGAGAATGTTCTAGTGCGTGTCTACACCAAATAAAATCTACTGTGCCATCTTCACGATTCACGTCAGACATTTCTCCATACTCACATTGAAAACCTTTCTCAATACAAATATCGTAATCTTCTTTTGATAATGTAATGCCAGTGACATTCGTGTAATGAAGATCCTTCATTTCTTTTAAAAATAATCCTGGTCCACAACCAATGTCTAATATCACTGAATCACTTTTTAAATTAAATTGCTTGATGTAATCAGTGACCATTTTTGGAATCAGTTTCCTGTGGAAAGTTTCTTCGGGTTCTGCATATACAGTTTTGTAAGCAGCATCTTCGTATTGTTTAAATTTATTATTGTCCATATATTCCTATCTT